TTCCTTATACTTATGCAATTCGTGAAACGCTACTCACTTATTGTATGAGTGCGCTGGTGCAAGACCCTATCTTTCAGTATTCTGGTGTAGCGCCGGAGGATACTATCGGAGCGATTTTGCTGGAAAAGAAAATTCAGCTCGATTGCATTAAGAACAAGGTAGCTCTTTCGCTTCATACTTTCTTTGCTGATTCACTCAGCTATGGGATTGGCTTCACGACGCCGGGGTGGAAGCAGGATTATGGGACGAGGTATAGTCGTAAGTCTCGGGGGATTCTTAATAGCTTGGGCCGCTTGGTTGGCAGCAGAGATATGGAGATTGAGGAAGAAAATACCCTGCTCTATGAAGGAAATAAGCTGGAAAATATTGATCCGTATCTCATTCTTCCCGATCCTGGCGTAAGTATTCATAAGATCCAAGACGGGGATTTCTTTGGATGGATTAGGCACGCTTCACTTATTCAGCTGCTCGACACTGAAGCGACGGATGATGACTATTTTAATGTGCAGTTTCTCAGGACTTACAATGGCGCGCTGACTTCAGCTATCACACATAGCGAGCGCTACTCACAGATTAGTCACAGAGAGACGAGTTCAAATGTAAAAGATCCTGTTGATGTTGTGTATATGTATATTAACCTTATTCCTTCTGAGTGGAATCTTGGTGACGGAGATTATCCGGAGAAATGGCTGTTTGGTGTGGCTGGAGATGAGGTTGTTATTATGGCGAAGCCACTGGGGCTTACGCACAATCGTTATCCTGTAGCTGCAGCCGCGCCAGATTTTGACGGTTATTCTGTGGCGCCGATGAGTCGGCTCGAAAACTTGAATGGTCTGCAAACTACGATTGACTGGCTCTTTAACTCCCATATTGCTAATGTGAGGAAAGCTATTAATGACATGCTTATCGTAGATCCCTTCTTAATTAATATGAATGATCTGCGAAGTCCTGAACCTGGAAAGCTGATACGGACACGGCGTCCGGCCTGGGGTAAGGGTGTTAAGGATGGAGTACATCAGCTCGCTGTACAGGATATTACTCAGCAAAATATTGGAGACACCGGATGGATTGTTAATTGGATGAATCATGTGAGCGGTGTGGATGAAAGTATGATGGGCAGCCTTAGACAGGGTGGGCCTGAAAGGCTGACTGGCCAAGAGTTTGCAGGAACACGGCAAAGCGCCATGAGTCGGTTGAACCGGATGGCCCATATTATTGGCTTGCAAGGCATGCAGGATATTGCTTATTTCTTTGCCATGCACACACAGCAGCTCATGACACAAGAGACTTATGTTAAAGCCACAGGGAGATGGGAAGAAGATTTGCGCAAAGAGTATGGGAAGGATAAAGACCGAGTTAAGGTCGATCCTTATTCGCTTAATATCGACTTTGATATTATTTCTCGTGATGGCTCGGTTAGTGGCTCACAGAATGTACAGGCTTGGATACAGCTCTATCAGATGATGCTTGAAAATCCAGCAACGGCGCAGAATTTTGACACGGTGAGAATCTTCAAACATATTGCGCGAGAGCTTGGTGCGAAAAATGCAAATGACTTTGTAAGGCAAGGTGTGAAGGCTCAGGTAATGGATGATGGGCAGGTACAGGAAGAAGTTAGGAAAGGAAATCTGCAACCTGTAGAATAACAACTACTGTGTGTTCATCTTATGAACACCAATTAGGTGGGAGGTTTTATGGAGCTGTTTACGGCAATAGACAGGATTAAGAGTCCATACTTTAAAAACACAGCAACCAATTTTGAAGAGTTTAAGGACGGTACCATTTGGGCAGACCTTGCTAAAGAGCTTCAAGCATGGCTCGCTGACACATGGGCGTTGTTGGAAACCGAGGTAGATGCAGAAGAAGCGGCGCAGTTACGAGGCAGAGCAAGAACTATTCGAGAGGTTCTACAAATGCCTGATGGAATTATTCACATTTTAAAACAGGTCGAAGAGGAGGATTAGTATGTCAAAGCAAGAACTACAGAATGAGATTAATTCTTTGCTGGAAGGCTTTGAAGAGAGCGCGGAGGCTGCTAAAGAAGATGCCAGTAAAAGCGGTGAAGAGGAAGCTGCAGCGTCAAATGAGCAGGGAACTGAGGAGGAAGAAGGGAATGAAGAAACCTCAGATCGACAGGAAGAAGGCGGGCAGGAAGGTGAGAAACCGGCAGAAGAAGCTGGTGAAACAGGCGAAGACGAAATAACGGTTCTGAAGAACAAGATTGCAGAGCTTGAAGGAAAGCTCAGTGGAAAGGAAGCCAGAGAGCCCGGAGAATCCAGCGAGGCTGAGGAGACTGAGGCGCAACTGCCGGAACTGAAGCCTGTTTCAAAGGAGATTGACATCTTTGGTGAGAAGAAGTTCGATGATATCATTGAAGATGAGAGCTCCTTCACAGAATGGGCTAAGGGATTTGCTGCGAAGGTACAGGAGGCTACACAAGAGTCTCTTTATCAAAATCTTCCTCAGGTAATTCAGGCTTACGCTGATCAGCAGATTAACATTAAGGATCAGACAAAGACCTTTTACTCAAACAATCCTGACCTTGCGAAGCACAAGAAAGAAGTTGCGAAATCGGCAAACATGATTGCTCAGGCGGAGCCGAATCTGGGCCAAGAGGAGTTCTTTGACAAAGTAGCTAAGCATGCACGTTATATGCTTGGAATAGACACCAAGGACGAGGGAAAGGAAGAGAAATCTAAAGGAAAAGAGGAGGCGAATGGTAAAAAATCGAAGCCAGCACTGAACGACAAATCGGCAGGATCAACTTCTCGATCAAAAACCAAACAACCTGAACTACAAGGTATGGAGGCAGAAATTGCTGACATGCTGGACAAAATTGAATAGGAGGATTGACTGATGCAGCGACAGCAGACAAGAATTAGCGGAGAGCAGCAGCTCTCTCCGGTGACTTATGTGGATGATGATTATGAGATGGGCATTGACGACACGATGGTCATGTGTGATGGCAGCTCCAACGCTATCGCACTGACGCTTCCCCCGGTCGCCGAAGCTCAGGGTCGGATCTTCTCGATCCGGGTAACCAGTGGAACCAACAACACGACAGTATCTGGTGGTGGTGATGCGGTGGCGGCTACTGATGGAACGAATGACTTTGCCTCCGGTGTGGCCCTTACTGCAGCCAATGATGTGGCCCTGCTGTATAGTGATGGTCTGGCGTGGATTCCTCTTCATGTGGTAGCTACCTAATAGGAGGTGATCTATGAGCTGGGTTGGAGACCTGCTTAGAGCAGGAATTGATGCTAAAGGCGATACTATTAAATTTAGTAAGCCTGTAGCAGAAGTTGACCTTACTATTAGTGATGCTGATCAGGGTGACGGAACAACAGATGTCACGCTTCAGGTTACTGATGGTGCAGGAAACAGTCTTTCAGATAATTTCATGCTCCGTGTGTGGACTGGTGGAGGCGATGATTTTGGTGTAGATGCGTTGACAGGTATTACGGCATCTACTGGCACAATTGTTGACTCTACTACGGCAAACGGAGACATTGATCTTGTGACAGATGAGAATGGAACGGCTGTTTTGGCAATGGATAATAATGGGGCCGGATCAATTTATGTATGGGTTGCCTTGCAAAGCCATGTGTATGAATCTGGTGAGCTTACAATTACATCAAGTTAAACTAATGGAGGTTTAGGAAATGCCGACTTTTATGGGAATGCGTGGAACAGGTGATTGGGTAACAGATCAGCGACCGAAAAGCTGGAGAGAGACGATACTGTATCTCTATCCGAATGGCAAAGCGCCGCTTACTGCTATCCTTTCGAAGATGGGTAGTGAAGATGTGGATGATCCACAATTTCACTGGTGGACTGAGAGCTTTCAGAATCAGGGTGGCGCCATTAGTGGTATCTATGATTCTGCAAGCCTGTCGAGTGCTACTACAGCAGACATCAGTGTGGGGTCGATTCTCTACATTCAGGTTACTGCAGCGATCGTTGGGCACTTCAGGGTTGGGCATCAAGCTCTCCTGCGGAATACCAGTGACTACAGTGAGGATGTGAATGGTAAGGTTATTCAGGTTGTGGAAAATGGAGCTTCCAGCTATGTGGCTTTCAAAGCCTTGCAGGCTGTCAGCTCTATTTCTCCTAATGCTGACTATGACCGAATCCTCATTGTGGGTAATATCAACTCTGAAGGCGCAGCTATGCCGGATGCGATTGCCTACGATCCGGTTAAGTGGTTCAACTATACACAGATCTTCCGCACTCCGCTGAACATTTCTCGGACTGCGCAGAAGACCAAGCTGCGAACTGGTGATGCCTACCAGAAACTCAAAATGCAGGCTTTGGAGTATCACTCCATTGAGCAGGAAAAAGCCTTTATCTTCGGTTATCCGAGTGAGACGACTGGTGATAATGGCTTACCTGAGCGTACTACGATGGGGCTGATTCCTGCAATTCGAGGGATTGCCAATGCCACATTTAGTGGCTACCCTGCTACTTATACCGACTACAACGGTATTACGAGTGACTTCCCGACGGCTAACAGTGGTTCTACCTGGCTGGAAGCTGGAGAGGATTGGATTGATACTCAGCTGGAGCAGATTTTCCGGTATGGTGATGGGGAAAAGATGGCCTTTTGTGGTAATCAAGT